CTAGTCAACGAGTTCCAGTTTTCGTCTACACCGACTAGCATGTCAAAGACTTTGTCATCCACAGTTTGTTCTTCTGATTGAGAACCAGAAGTAGCCACTGAACCAGGTCTATTTTGTACATTACGCATTTGCTCTGTAACTTGTTTCCCTGCGTCTTGTGCTATCTTCTTGTCTCTATCTTGACGATTCATTAAAAAGTAAATGTCATCTAATTCTAATTTTTTGCCTTTAGCAAAATTTTGAAACTCGTTCCATTCTGTTTCATCCATATTGTGTTTCTGTTTAAAAATAGCTTCGTCATTTAATCTTTTATTTTGTTCCGTCATTTGAGCATTAGCTTGTGACAATCTTCTTTGAACTACGCCATCTATTGTTGCACTCATAACTTTTGATGATTCTGAACTAGGGTCTGAGAACGCCTCATCAGGGTCAAAGACAAAATCTTCAGAAATACCAAGTTGTTCTTTCATGTTTTTCGGTGTAGCACCACCACCCTCAAAATAGCCTCTCACATGATTGACTAAATTAGGGTCTTGTCTCATCGCATCTAAGATAGGCATATAGGGTTCAAGTTCGCCTATTCGGTTGTTAAGCCTTTTAGCTTCTCTACTAGAATCTGCATACCTTTTTGATAGATTCTCAGCTTCTTGCTGATAGTCCATCTGCTCTTCGGACTCTTGCTCTGGCGTGTTACCGCTCTCTTGAGCTGCGCTTTCATTTTGATTCGGCTGTCCCATAGCAACGCTGTTTACACTCTCATCCAATGCGGAGAAGAAAGTTTCAGAATCAGTCTTAACGACTGCATCTACAGCGTCTTCATGTTGAGATAAATCAACTTCGGGGGTATCTTTTGATACGTTGCCTTTGTTTTCTTCACTCATAATAGCTCCTTTTTCTGCTATTTAATTTAACAATGGTTTATTTATCATTCCCACTGTTTTCTTTCTTTGCTTTTTCGTAAGCATTGAAATCTTTTTTCATTATATTTCTATATAATTTTTGTTGAGCTTTTGTTTCTAATGTTTCTTTTCTAGTCTCAACAGCTTGTTCGCCAACTTTCATTTTAATACCTGCTTGCACTAATTGTCTACTTAAAGTTTCAATAGTACCTTTACTTTCTTTATTGGCGTTTTCTAATTGTTCTATTTGTGATTGTAATTCTTTATATAAAGATTTTCTTTGAAGAAGATTCTTTTTATTTCTCACGTCAGTTTCTCCTATCATCGCAATATCATCAATCAATCCAGCTTGGAACCATCTAAAGTATTCTTCTAATAATGCCCATCTATTAACTGGTAGTGTAGCACCTGCTACTAGCTTGACATCAAATTGACTAGACGCATAATCTTTCCATTTTCCAATAGCTTCACCATAGTCATTATAAATTGGAATGTTAATTTCAGACTGTTTCTCTTCATCGCCCTTTCCTGCTTCAGGTTGAACAATCCTAAATACTTTGTGGACATTGTATGTTGTTTGAGCAACTTCTTTAAACACTCTACCTAAATGCTCTAAACAAGGTTCTACAATACTACCCATCCAAGCTTTAATTCTTCTTGTTCCGTATTCATCGTTAGCCAATAAACCTCTATATGTTTCAGGTTGTGCTTGGGCAACTCCCATCATTGAAGAATGAACTCCACTAATATATTCTACGTCTGCTTTTCCCTCTTGGGTAATTGTATAAAATGCATTATTGATAGCTGCGGGTTGAACAGGAGTTGGAGCTGCGAACCCTTGCCTATATTTAAGCATAGCACCAGGAGATGAAGAATATTGTTCCCATTCATCTTCAGGTACAGAGCCTTCTTCGTAAAGCCATCTTAAATTAGACGCTAAATTTGCATTATGAATCATAATTTGATGAGCTTTGTTAATCTCTTGTTGTTTACCAATTAAAGGTAAAACTGCTGACATTGGATATGGGGTACCTGTGTAAGTATAGGGAACAGGAATAATTGGATAATGTGAATATGGTAAAATATACTCATATAAGAAAGTATCCTCGCCAACACTACAACAAACTTTAATTCTTGTTTGAAAAAACTTTATTTCGTCAATTATAGTTTCAGCAATTTCAGCGTTTTCTTTTATAACATTATATTGCTTTTGATTAACTATTTGCGTTTCTACTTTTGAATTTTCTTCTTGTGCTTTAGACATTAACATTTGTCTATAGTTAGTAATATCTTGTTGAGCTTTTTTATCAATCTTTTCAAATTCTAAAGCAGCTCTATCTTCTATAATATCGCCATTTTCTAAAGCTTGACTAATCTGAAGTTTTTGTTCTTTTACTGAAACCTCTATTTCTTGTTGAAACTCTTTCATAGAAACTTCAACAGTTTCTTTTATTTTAGCCAACTCTTGTTTAGTCGGAGGTATTCTTAATGTTAGATTGTAAAATGGAACTTTGACTTTAGAGTAAGTTTCAAAGAAAGGAAGAATATCTTCTTCGTCTCCCTCTTTGTTAATTGTGGAGGTAATATCTTCAATTCTAACTGAGTCTACATCTGAAAAATCTGCTTGGCTATGGCTAATTACATTAGAATTACCTTCAGCTTTTTTAATTTTTGCTTTATGTTCAGGGAACATAATCATCAATTGTTCTCTAGAAATATTTTTTCTAATAGAAATAAATGCAGCATCTCTATATAGAAAATCTCTACTCATAGGGTCTACATAAACATCGTAAGGCTCTATTCTTTTAAATACGACTTCACCCATCCCCCTATCGGCATCTTTGTCAACATCAATAAAAAAGTAACCAACACCTTTGGTTAAACTATCTAGAATAACTTGACTATAAACAGATTTACCATTACTTAAATTCCAACAATAATCTGCTATATCAGAATGAACTTGAGCAGTATCTGCGTCACTACCCTCTGCTCCGACAGCTTTCCATCTTGGGTTATTAGCAGTTACAAAATATCTCATAATTTCAATAACTGGTGTTATTCTATTAATAATAAAAGAAGGCATTCCAGCTTCTTCAAGTGTTCGTTTCTCTTCACTTGTCAATTGTTCATTAAGATAGAAATCATAACCTTGTTGGCTAACAGTTTGCCATTTGGTTCGTTGTAGGTTATTAGACCTATCCCACAATTTCTTATTTAAAGAAGCTTTACTTTTCTTGCTCTCTCTTGCCATTACTATCCTTTTCTTGTTCTTTCATGCCACAATCAGCACAATAAAAAATATCTTTATAAATTACACTAGCGACTTTGTCGCAATCTATACAATGTTGAGGCATTGGACTCATGATAAGTACTTCTTACAAGCCTCTACAAATTCTTCAGGGTCGCCTTTACCACCCTCTGTATTATAATATTTTTTCCAATAATCAGCTTGTCCCTCGTGAGTATTTGGCATCCTCTTAGGAACTCTCCAATACTTTAATCTTGCGTGAACAATTCCTGCCGCTATATTTTTTTCTAATATTTTTTCCCATACTTTTTCATCAAAATTTTGCCAATGCTTTATATCTACCATACTAGCTTCTGCGCATTTTTTCATTAAATCAGGACGGTGTTTAAGATAGTGAGCAAGGTTATCCACAGCGGTAGCCGCTTCTACTTGCCAAAACGACCTCGCTGGACCGTCTCCCATTTGTCTAAGATATTCATATCTTGACTCTACTATTCCAGTAGCAACAATAAGATTAACTGCATCTTTGGAAGCAAATTTTTCTCCCATGTCTGTGCAAACTTCAGTAACTAAAGATTTGATTTGAGAAAGACTAATCATTCCTTTTTTTCCTTTTATTTTTTCTGTTTCTTCGGCTAGTAAGCCTAAATAGCTTAGTAGCTCTTCTAGTAGCTTTTTTGCTTTTCCTAATAGTTCTAACTCGCCTAGCCATTTTATGCGACAAGCCAACTTTTTGCTTTTTTCTTAGGTTTATACCAATTTTTTTTCTTATCCTGCTTATAATCAGGTGGAAAAGAGTGCAAATTGGCGTAAAAAAGTGCTTCAATTGTGTCATCATGTGCCATTCTCGGCCCGAAAGTAATGATTTCGTTGTCTAAATCAAACATATTTTCTCTTAAATAGACTGTTCCCATGCTAAATCTACCACTTAAACCACTATATATTCTATTTCTTTTTTGCGTACCACCAGGTTTTTCAGGAATAACTGCTATATCAAATCTATTTAGTCTACGTCTTTCGTCATTTAATGCTTGAAAAATTGAACGATTCATAGCAACATCCTCGACAGTCGCTGATACACATTTGTATTTATTATATAAATCTATAATATAATCTACTACTCCTTTTTTCTCAATAAGTTCCCCATCATTCCCTTTTGCTCCAATCGTAGGAATAGAGCGATGTCTTTCGTATTCAAGAACATATAAATTATTATTTGTATCTATTGCGATAACCATAATAACACTAAAGTCAGAATCTTTTGTGTCTATGTCTGTAGCAGGGTCACATCCTATAAAAACATTCACAGGGATATGCTGACCATCAATAACAATTTCATTTACATTTTTTTCTTTATCGTGATTATAATAACCTTCCCAATGCTTAATATGTTGTCGTCTCCAAACAGAATCTTCTTCTGATTGAACTTCCATCATATATTCTTGATAAAATTTGGATGGCGTACCTGAATCTCTATAAAACTTTTTCTTTTCTTCTAATTTATCTTTTGGAAACCAACTATCCCATAAAGACGAACCATCAGGAAGAATTGCTTTATATGTAATTACTTTCCAAGCAAATTTGTCATTAGATTTTTTATTCCTCTCGTAATTGATAATAAGATTATTAATAAAAGAATCGTAATGTACGGGAGTGCCATTAACACGCAACCTACCAGTATGAGGCTCAAGCGCGGGGTAAACAACAGCAGTGACCAAATTTGAGTTTTTAGCTCTTGCTTCGGCTGTAATAGTATTTGCTTCATGTTCAAAATCATCCAAAATAATTAAATCATATCGCTTATGCAACTTAGCACCACCACGAATACCTGCAACATTACTTTTTGAAATAAGTTTACAACCATTGGTAAGTTCTATGTCTTCCTCAGTCCACTTTTTTCCTTTTAAGCTACCAAAGTAATATTTGATTTTATCGTTATACTCAAAATGGTATTTAATATAATCCATGTTACCAACGGATAACTTTTGAGTCGCAGATACCCAAGCATAAAAATGCATATCTTCATCAAGAAAGCAAAAATCTTTTATTATCGAACATTTAGTAAGAACAGTTTTTCCATGACCTCTAGGTAAGATGATTGCTAATTGCTTACAATTCTTGTCATCAATAGAGTCAGCCATTTCATAATGAAAAGCAGGAGTTTCACTCCTCATAAAGTCATCAGGAAGAAAAAGTTTCCCAAAAGCAATAAGGTCTTTACTTGCTAATTGTAATGCTTCCTCAGCTGCGCTTATGTTCTCTTTGTTTATATTTGCCATCTAAATATTTTTCAAATTCTTTTCTTTTGCCAGAAAATTCTATATACTCTGCAAATAGCATATCTAAATCATCTACTTTTTTATTTAAAACTTTATGCGATAATAGATTTGC